AGATGACGTCGAAAGGCGGCGCAACTCCAGCGTTGTTCTCTGCCGACACCTTCAAGGCCTCGAGGAGGCGCTTCCGCGGGTTGCTCATCCTCTTGGTCGCCCGTAGCGAGCCCAAAGCTGCCTCGGCGCCGCTGCCAACTGCGCCGAAACCGTTTGCGGCCTCGACCAGCTGGAAGTTGCTCTCCAGATCAAAGAGACGACCTTGGAAGGCGATGAGCATGGAGCCGTGGAAGTACTGCTGACCGTTGTGGTCCTCAGTGCACTCCAACTTCTTGAGGCCGTCCCGCATGGTGGGGACGACCAGGCCGACGAGGTAACCCTTGGGGTCGCGACCGTCGTACTCAGGCAGCTCGATGGTGTGTTGCAGGGCATCCATGACCTTGGGAAGGCCGCAGACACCGAAGCCCACGTCGCCCTTGGTGAAGACCTTGGGCTCCTTGATCAGCGTCCGATTGAGGCCGCCGTCAGTCGCCGCCCGGTCACCGCCCAACCACACAGTGTCGCCCTTAACCAAGCCAACAATACAGGTCAATTTCCACCTCCAGTGCAATCACGATTGTTTTTGTTGTGTCCGAGTTTACCACACCTCGAACACCGTCGAGGTTTTTGCCTTGTTAGCAAGGCTGCTTCAGGATTGTCTCTAATCCACGCCTTGTTGGATTCAGCCCTTTTTCGTAAAGTCTCCGCACCCGGCGACTGTCGTTTAGCTTGACCTTCACGCCGACTACTCTTCACTTCTTCAGTTTGACTCGTTCGAAGTAGCCCTTCACTAATACGTTGTCGATGTTCATCAGTGATGACTTGTTTGGCACGAGCTGCACGAATCTTTTGAATGGTTGCTTCAGACACAATCCTATATTGTTTGCCGCCTGAGGTGAGATTGTAGCCCTTTTCAGGATTGCAAGAATCTAGTTGAGAAACCCAATACTGTTCACGAGCGTCAATCACTGCCTCTTCACACTCTTCTAGAGTCTCGAAGAGGAAATTTTCGATGCCGTATTTTCGAATGGCACAGTAAAGAGGGCGCTTCAAACCCTTACGAGCAGCATAAAAATGCGATGATCTTCGCGCAGCTACGTTGTGTGTCTGCCCTACGTAAACCTTACCATTCACTACGTTTCGAATCACATACACGTACATCATGATCTAGGTATACTCATCTAGCCACGATGCAAGTCACAATAGTCTTCAGCTCTTTGATGAAAACCCCTCGACCGCAGTCAGGAAAGCCATGCACGTCAGCATGCTCAAACTGACCCAAGATCGTTCCCGTCATTGCTAACTCATCGAGACAAATGACTACGAATCGATGAGCACGTGAATCACTAGCGTTGACGTATACCCTCTCTTGCCATGGCAAAACTGTTTTCACGTTCGTGCCATCTAGCATGTCTGAGCCGCCGTCATCTCTCTTGCCGCGAAGCTCTCTGCGACGTTGCACCCACCAAGCCCCATCGCCGACGTGGTAGTTGAGAAGACCTTCACCTAACAGTCCGCGTCGGGTGTGCTCCAGATGTGCTTCAGGAGTACGATTTCCTGGATTGAGAAAAGGAACAGTCCTCTCAGCTTCGGCCTGAATTGCCTTCAGCGCCTGAAGCGTGTAAGGGATGACGTCCCCCGTCTTCATCAAGGATTGTACGCCGAACCTGGGTACAGTTCACGGTACTTTTCCTTGGTGATGCTCAGCTCGCCCGTCTTAGACCAGTGATCGACCAGGTAGAAGTGTCGCGAGTAGACGTGGAGCGAGCCGACCTGCCAGTGAAGCTTTCCGACGGGGATGCCCAGCTCCTGGGCGAGCCGAAACTGGACCGTGGCTTGCCAGGCACGGTCGTTCTTGTACCCCAGCACAGCATCGTTGCTCCTCATCTGGACACATGCATGGAGGAGGCCGTCCCGGACGAGGTACTGGACAGCGTTGGTGCACATGAAGTCGCTGCGACCGTCGTGGTTGTACTCCTCCCACATCGAGGGACGGGTGTAGATGATGATCGCGCGGCGGCTCTCCAGGTTCTTCTTCAGCTCAGCGACCACCTTGTAGAACTGCTGGCCGTTCTGCGAGCTGTAGACGCAGTAGCCGTAGTTGGAGTTGACGGTGCCGTCCCGCGCCGCGATCGCTTTCCAGACCGTGGGGGCTCCTCCCGGGATGTCATCGACCTTAAGCGACTGTGAGTCATACCACTGCTCCTCGCGGTGGACGTAGTCCCAGTCAACCTTGCCAAAGAGGGCCTCAGCGTCTGAGACGAACGCAGCCCCCAGGATCTCGATCGTCTTGCTGCCGACGATCGACGTCATTGACGCCTCCCGGTTGACGCTGGTGAAGCGTTGCTCCTCTAAGAGACGCGAAAGCTCCTGTCTGACGTCCATCGATGTCTTCTCTCGCATCACAGCCTCTTCCAGACCAGGTGGTAGCAAAGGTACCTGGTGACCTGCAACGTGGTCTTCAGGGCCACATATGCTGACTTCAGCGCCAGCATCGAGACCCCGTCACACGCCATCTTGAGAGCGCTCGGCGGCCTCATGCCTTCAGCACCATGTCCTTGACCCAGCCTTCCCAGTTTGCGTCGTACCAGTCACACGTCCGCTCTATTCCCTCCCAGGCCCTGACGAGGGGGACATAGCCCAGCTCGATCTCAGCTCGAACGATCCCGGCCTGGGTGTGCATCACGTCGCCTGGTCTCCATGGAGCGTCGACGTAGGTCGCCTGGGGATAGCGGGTCGTCAGGTAACCGAGGATGTCCCGGTTCGTCGTTCGATCGCCGCAGGCCACGTTGTAGCACCGTCCGCCCAAGGGGCCCGGGATCCTTGCGACCCGAACGCATGCGTCAGTGACGTTGTCCACGTAGCACAGGTCGCGGCTCTGGGTGCCGTCGCCGTCGCTCCTCATCGGAAGCCCCTTCTTGATCGCTGTCAGCCACGCTGAGACAGCCGTCGCATAAGGGCTATCGCCCAGAGCGCAAGGACCGAACACATTGAAGAAACGAAGGCACGCCGAGTCAAGGCCGTAGAGCTGTCCGTAGAGCTGGAGGTAGTCCTCAATGATCGACTTCTGAAGGGCATAGGGCGACTTGGGACGCTTGGGCGCATCCTCAAATGTAGGCAGGTCATCGGCTCCACCGTACACAGACGATGAGCTAGCGAAGACGAGCCTTCCGACGTTGCCCCTGCAGGCGTCCATCAGCTGAAGGGTCTTGGTGACGTTGGTCTCGTGCGTCTCAAGCGGGTGCTCCACGGAGTAGCTGACGCGGGGCACTGCGGCGAGGTGAAAGACCACGTCGAAGAGCTGTGCCCTGATCGCGCCCAGGACCTGCGGGTCTGTGAAGTCCTTCGGCATGACCGAGGCTCGCCAGCCCTCAGACAGGAACTCCATGTGACCGTTGCTGAGGTCATCGACCCCTCGAACCTCCCAACCGTCGTTGACCAGCCGCTTGAAGAGGTTTGACCCAATGAACCCAGCGGCACCCGTGACCAGTGCTGTCGGCATGTGCCTACTCTACCGCTTCATCTGACAGGGTACAAGCCCGGGCCCGGTTGGGTGGGAACTTGTAGAGGATCCCACACCCCTCACAGTGCCAGTGCTTGACGTAGGCGTTGCCCGGTGGACCGCCGATCCGATCGCTGTGATGCCACGTCACGTCACCCACGACCTTCCCCTTGCAGACGCCGCAGGTCCCGGTCTCAGGAGCGTACTTCCCCGTGAGGCAACGGCGATCCTTCCTGTCCTGCTCGTGCTCACGCATGGCCTTACGGCCCGCTTCTAGCATCTGCGCAACGTCCTCGTCTGTCAGCTTCTTGACGCCGCCCAGCGGGCCCTCGAAGACAGCTGCCTTCTGGGGTGTGGGGACAATGGGGGTGTTGAGCTTCTGCTTGCGCGCCATCAGAGCAGCCCCATTCGCTTCATTGCCGCGGGCGTGGTGGCCTCGTAGGAGCACCGCTCCCTGATGACCCCTTGGAGGAGGTGAAGCATCAGCCATGGAGACAGCTCGTCATCGAGCTGGTCTAACAGCTTGTCAAAGACGTCCACCAGGTCAGAGAAGTCAGGCTTACAGAGGAACGGGTAGTGGGCTGTTCGAGCGATGCTGCCGTACTCGTTTAGGTCGAG